AGTATCTCCCACCAATTCCATTTGTTCGGGTTAAGTGGGGTATCTATTTCTAGAGTTACCACATATTTACTCATTCTCTCCCTCTCCTTCCGGTAGGTCAATCTCTTTGAGTGCCTTCTCGACTGCCTTGCGCCAGTCTCTGGCGTATCCTTCCGCTACTGGTAGCCGGTTTGGGTCGGGGTCTGTCAGGTCGTAGAAATCTACCAGCCAGCCAAACTCGTCGCTCTTTAGCGACATTACTAATGCGTGCTCTTTCATTACTCCATCCTTTCTAAGGTTGGTTGTCCACAGCGCTGACAACTCCAACGCTCGCCGTCAGCGCTGGAGGTGTAGTCCACAGCGCACCCGCATTTCATACACTTACTCATTAGGCGCTCGCCTCCTCTTTACTTGGCTCCCATTGAAACCAGCCACCTATCTCACTCTCTAACCAATAGCCGAGGCTATCTCCGATTGGGTTATCCTCCACGTAGTCTTTCGCCCACTCTGGATACCCTATTATTTTCCTTTCCTTATCGAGAAAAGTTACGTCATAGCCGTCATACTCGTTATACGAGATACACACTAGATGTTCTTCGCCGTCTCTCTCTACACAAATGTCTAATGAGTATTGGTTAATTTCTTTTTCCAGTAGTGTTACTTTCATTACTTGCTCCCCTTTCGTACTCGCTCTAGTCCTCTTTGGTGAAACTCTCCCGCCATATCCAGGAGCGATAGCGCCCCCAGTATGGAGAGTAACGTAATCGCTCCCCATATCGCCAGTACCCAATCCATATTAGAGCCTCTCATATCGGAGAGCATTACGCCCCTCTAGTCCAAAGAGAGCAAAGGATAGACTCTCGACGGTGTGGAAACCCATATCCATACCCATACCCTGCACCCGTAACGAGCGGTGGCCGTCTTTCTCCACTAGGCGCCAGCCTAGAGCGTGCGCCGTGTAGTAGGTAATCTCTTCTATTCTGCCATTATTGACGGTGAAGAGGTTGAGGTTACGCGACATACCGGAGGAGGACACGCTACGTTGCAACACGTAGACAGTCTGCCCCTCCTTCAGATAATAGGAGAGTAATCTCTCCTTCGCGTATTCTTTCTCCTGCTGTTTCTCTTTCTTCGTAAGTGTTGCCATTGCTTACCCTTTCCCGCTCTAGACGTTCGCCTAGTATCCGGCTACCGGAGAGGGTACTCTCGCCCCTCCCCGATAGTCAAGCACTACGCGCCAGGAAATTTTAATCGGGTCGCATTGACCCACGCCTGACCCTCGCCCCCTTCCGGAGTGACGAGGTAGCGAGGCTCCCCGTAGGACATCTTCCCATCTAACACCCGCACCGGTACACGGAAAGCCTCACTTCGTAAATATCCGACTTGTCCGATTCGTACCGCTAGGTCTGATACCTTCACGCCTTGACCTCCTCCTCTTCTAGTTGCCGATATATCTCGCTTAGCGTTTGCGTAATTCTCTCGTATATCTTTCGCACCTGTGGCTCCTCCGATACTAGCGGGAGAGTAGTCGCGTGGAAGTAAATCGTCGCTAGTTGCTCTTTCAGTTGCTCGTTCACGCGCTCACCTCGTTGTCCTTGTTCAATGGGGTGAAAGCGAAAATAAGCCCCAGAGTTTCGTATCTCTCCCGCTCTACCTTCGGCATATTCGGCATATCTTTTAGCCATTGGCCGATGATGTGCGCGACCTTCGTACAATCATCTTTCGATAGTTTGATGATGTATTGAGGTGTAGTTGTCGTTTCCATTTCGTACCCTTTCATTAGTGGGACTAGTTGCCCCCTACCCCTGCCCTGCTATCGCAGGGCAAGGATAGGCAACCGCTAGGCCGTAGGCGCCTCGTAGTAAAGAGTGCCACCGCATACGCCTTCCGGGTGTGATGACACCGCCGGAACTCTCACCCATAGCAAGCGATAAGGAGAGAAAGAGGCGAGGCCGAAATCTCGCGCCTCCTCCTCCGTGTCAAAGAGGTGAGGAATTACGCCCTTTCCCTTGATTTCCACTTTCCATTTCTTCATTTCGTTTCCCTTTCGTTTATCTGACGGCCTCGTCAGTACCCGCCCTACGGGTAGACGCCCCTTGCGGGGCGTTTCGGCCTAGTTGTCTAGTTGCTTGTTCAATGATTCGAGGAGGCGGTCAATGTCCTTGTGTTCTGGCATTTCCGATTCCATTCCGTCGAATGTTGCGCGGGCTAGTTCAAGCGCCCAAATAAGGGTGTTTTCTTGATTCCCGCGGAGGATAATCTTTGCCATCTTATTAACCCTTTACCATCTCGAGAATCTCCTGGGCGCTCTTGGCGCTCCAGTAGTTCACGCCGGAATCTTTCCACCAGTTCATCGCGGTGGCGAGGAATTCTGCCTGCTCTTGTGTGAGTTCGATTTTCATTGTAGTAACCCTTTCGATTAGTTGAATTATTAAGTTATAGGAGGACTCTATTGCCTATAGGGCATAGGGTCAAGCCGAAAAGGGCTTTTTTTGAAAATATTTTTTTATGACTGAAATGACTGAATCGGGAGAGCGTGTCGATTTATCGACAATTATGAGGCGCTGTCTAAGTTACCGAAAAGGCGAGGTGAGTAACTTACTCGCGGGTAACTTAGGGAAGGGGTCAGCCCTGACCCTGCCGGGGGGACAGCCCGCCCCTCCATCCCAAATAATAAAAGTTATCCACAGGGTGTGGAAAAGATGGGGATAACTACGCAAGGTTATCCACAGGGAAAAGAATTGGGGGCGCTTGCGCTCGCCGTTGCCCCCCCTCCCCCCTCCTCGCGCCAGCGAGGAAACCAGACCCCAGGTGATTAAATGCGCGGGTGGGGGTGGCGCAACTCCCCAAATAAAAATCTCCGCTAAATTCAAGGGTTGTAGAGATATGCCTATGTGAGGTTCGTCACATTGTAAAAGTTTTTTTCCGCAAAACAGAAAATACGGTATTTTTCCCGCCTTATATATAGTAGGGGGATAAAATCCCCGGAGCACTCTGTGCGGAGGGGATTGGGGGTCGTAAGGCTCCTGCGGCGAAGCCTCCGGAGCCACCTAGGCGGAGGAGGCTAACGCCCCCTAAGCGGAACCGTTGGCCGCTTCGATGACGGTGTATTCTGTCTTTTTGCAAAAGACCTTCTCTCCGGATAAATTTTCCACTCTGGATGAAATATCCTATCCGCGCCTTTATCGATAAATTAACTTTTACATTGGAGACTAATGGCTGAGAATACAGCCGATATAGCAAAACGTGTCATCCTGACCTGCGTAGCAGAGGGAATGACTATTGAGGCAGCCTGTAAGTCTGCCGGGAAGTCCATTAAGTCCTACGAGTACTACCGTCGGACCGATAAGGTATTCGCGGATAAGATGGACCGCACCAGGTTAGGACTCCAGAAGAAGAACTTTACCTCCAATGATGTCTCCGACATCGATTTCGTGGAGTTTAGAAAACGCTTCCTCCACTCCCAGACCTTTCCGCACCAACAGAACTTGGTAGATGTTATCGAAGGACGCGAGCCAGGATGGCTCCATCCCAATATGAAGTACGAACCCGGACAAGCAAACCGGCTTCTTATCAATATCCCACCCAACCACGCCAAGTCGATGACGATTACGGTGGACTATGCTACCTATCGTCTCTGTATGGACCCCAACTTCCGGATTCTCATTGTCTCCCAGACTCAACGTCTGGCTGGTGACTTCCTCTACGCAATTAAGCAACGTCTGACTCACCCAAATTACGAAGACTTACAGAGCGCTTATGCGGCAGGGGTTGGTTTTAATAGCAAGACCGCCTCCTGGCAGGCTACCCGCGTCACCTTTGGTGACGAACTGCGCGACTCTTCCGAGAAAGACCCCAACATTGAGGCGGTCGGTATCGGTGGCCAGATTTACGGTAAGCGTGCCGATATGATTATTATTGATGACGCGGTGACTTTGGCTAATGCCAACGACTTCGAGCGGCAAATCAAGTGGCTCAATCAGGACGTGCGCTCCCGTCTTAATCCAACCGGTAAGTTGATTATCATTGGTACCCGTGTAGCCCCCGTAGACCTCTACCGCGAACTACGCAACCCGGATAGATACCCAGGCGGTATTGTTCCGTGGACCTATCTGGCAATGCCAGCGCTTCTGGACACAGCAGACAAGCCCGATGAGTGGGTAACGCTCTGGCCGTGGTCCGACCAGGCCTTTGATGGACAGCCAGAAGAAGAAAAGAACGAAGAAGGTTTATACCCCCGCTGGTCTGGCAAGTACTTATACAACGAACGCCAGCAGATGGATACCTCCACTTGGGCTTTGGTCTATCAACAACAAGATGTTTCTGATGATGCCATCTTTGACCCGGTATGTGTCCGTGGTTCAGTAGATGGGATGCGTAAGTCCGGCAGATTAACCCCCGGCTCTCCGCAACATCCAGCAAACTTGAATGGATTTATTACTGTCTGTGGTCTCGACCCGGCTATGGTTGGTGATACTGCGGTGGTTTGTTATGCAGTAGACCCTACCTCACATAAACGGTACATCGTCGATGCCTATAAGGTCACTCGTCCGACTCCGG